ATTCATCAACAATAAGAATACCAACAGACGTAGCTGGAGATAATCAAGGATTTGGTTTATTTTTAGAAACAACATCAACATCTACATATAATGTTTCATTGTTAAGAGATGGTTTATCAATATTTAGAAAAACAAATTTAGTTGGAGATTCTAATATTTCTTATGCAGATTTAAACGATACTTTAGAAGCTGGAGATTATACTGTAATAATAGAAAGTGAAAGTGCTTTTACAATGGATAGTGTTTTATTTTTTATACCTCATCTTGTAAACTCAACTTTAGTTTATACTAGATATGAAGCAACAAGTGTATCTATTACTGGAGCAGTTGATTTTATTATAACACAACAGATACCAGATATAAAGTGTATTGATTTTTTAACTGGTATTTTTAAAATGTTTAATCTTACGTCTTATATAGATAATGTTACTGGTAATATAATTGTTAAAACACTTGATGATTTCTATAATGATGGTATTGCTTATGATGTTACAGAATTTATAGACAGAGATAAAAGCTCTGTTAATGTTGCTTTACCATTTAAAGAAGTAACATTTGAACACGAAGATACAAAGACATTTTTAGCTGCTAAATATTCTCAATTAAATAACAAGACTTGGGGAAAAACAGAATATACAAATAATGGAGAAAAGTTAGATGGTGGAATATATAAAGTTAAAACACCTTTTTCTCAAATGCTTTATGAAAGATTAACTGATTTAGATACTGATACATTGACAACTGTTCAATATGGTCAATTTGTGGATGACAATCAACAACCTTATTATGGTAAACCATTATTATTTTATCCTATATTACAAAACTCAACAAGCATATCTTTTTTAGATACGGATTCTAGTCATTTAGAAGTTACACAATATAATATACCATCAAATAGTGTTGCATTATCATCAGCAACAAGTAAACATAATATTAACTTTTTTAATGAAATAAACGAATACACAAGAACTAATGATTTTACAGATACATTATTTCAAGCATATCATAGTGATTATATAAGTGATGTATTTGACCCTACAAATAGATTAACAAGATTAACTGCTTATTTACCATTAAGAATTTTACTTAATTATACACTAGCAGATAGATTTAATATTAGTGGTACAACGTATAAGATTAATTCTATAAAGACAAATATGCTAACTGGTAAATCAGATTTAGAGTTGTTGAATGATATTTATACAGTACCAGCTCCACCAATACCACCAGATACAACACCACCAACTGCACCAATTATTTATACACCAGATACAGTAATAGGAAGCAATCAAGTTTATTTTTGTTGGTCTGCATCAAGTGATGGTACTGGAGTAGGTGTTAAGAGTTATCAAGTATTTCAAGATGGTCTTATTATTCAAAGAGTATCAGCAACACCATATACAGATTTTTATTGTGTAACAGTAATTGGTTTAAGTCCAAGTACAACTTATGTATTTGGGGTAAATGCAATTGATTTTAATAATAATACATCAACAACAACTAGTTATACATTAACAACAACATCATAATGATAAAAGAAATATTAGAATTGTTGAAAGACACAGATTGCAATGCAGAGATTGTGCAATTAGCAAAAGGAAAAAATAAGTTTCCAGATAGTTTTAAAGAAGTATTTAAAAGACAAAAACAAGAAATAAAATGGGCAAAAAGATAGTAGTAGATTTAGAGGTAAAAAGTAACAAAGGTGTTAAGGAAGTAGAGAAGTTAAACAAAGAACTAAAAACCACCAATAAAGAACTAGGTGGTGCTACAGATACACTTGATAAGTTTACTGGAGGAGCAGTTACTAAGATAAAAGGCTTTAAAGGTGCTATAAAAGGATTAACAACTGGTTTTAAATCACTAAGAGTTGCAATTATAGCAACTGGTATTGGTGCTTTAGTTTTAGCTATAACAGCTGTTGGACAAGCATTTACTAGAAGTGAAGAAGGACAAAATAAATTTGCAAAACTACTTGGTGTTATTGGAAGTGTTGTTAATAATCTTCTTGATGTATTAGCTGATTTAGGAGAATCAATTATATCTGTTTTTGAAAATCCTAAAAAAGCAATAAAAGATTTTACAAGATTAATAAAAGAAAATATTACAAATAGGTTTGAGGGAATGCTTGAACTTATACCAAAATTAGGTAAAGCAGTTAATCAGTTATTTAAAGGTAATTTTTCAGAAGCTGGTAAAATAGCAGCAGATGCAGTTGGTAAAGTTACTCTTGGTGTTGAAAGTATTACTACATCTATTAACGAGGCAACAAAATCTATTAATAATTTTGCAAAAGAAATAAACGAGGAGGCTAAATTATCTCAAAAAATAGCAGACCAAAGAGCAAAGGCAGATAAAATAGAAAGAAAAAATACAGTTGATAGAGCAAAAGCAAATCAAAAAATATCTGAGTTAAGATTTAAAGCAGAACAAAGAGAAAAGTTTAGTGCAGAAGAAAGGGTTGCATTTTTAAAAGAAGCATCTAAGTTAGAAGAAGAAACAACAAATAAAGAAATTGAAGCTGCTAGATTACGTTTTGAAGCAAAGAAGTTAGAAAATGAATTATCAAAAAGTGGTAAACAAGATAAAGACGAAGAAGCAAGATTAGAAGCACAATTAATTTCTTTAACAACATCAAAGTTAAATTTACAAAAAAGGTTACAAACATCTATTACTACTTTTCAAAATGAGGTAAAAGCAAAAAAACAAGCAGAAATAAAAGCTGAAGAAGAAGAACAGAAAAAGATTAAAGAGGAGCAAGATAATAAAATCAAAAAAGAAGAAGATTTAGAAATAAAAAGGCTAGAATCAATTGACAAAATTCAACAAGATTTTAAAAATAAAAAACAAGATGAAGAAGCTCAAACCGAAATACAAAAGATAGAGTTAGAACAACAAAGAACTTTAGAGGAATTAGATAGACTTAATGCAACAGAAGAACAAAAGGCAAACATAAAATTATACTATGCTGACTTAATAAATAAAGAAGAAAAAAAGAATGAAGATACAAAGATTAAGTTAGATAAAATAAGAACAAAACAAACTCTTGGAGATGCACAAAATACTTTTAATCAAATAGCACAATTAGCTGGTAAAGATAGTAAAGTAGGAAAAGCAATGGCTATTGCAAGTGCAACAATTAGTGGTGTTCAAGGTGTTCAAAATGCTTATACAACTGCACAAAAATCTCCAATAACATTAGCATTTCCAGCATATCCAGCAATACAAGCTGGTTTAGCTGGTGCAATTGCTTTAAAAAACATAGCATCAATAAAAAGTGTAAATCCATCTGGAGGAGGTGGTAGTAATGTTCCTAAACCATCTGTACCAGCTGGAGCATCTACACCACCATCATTTAATGTAGTTGGTCAAAGTGGTACGAATCAATTAGCATCAGCAATTGGTGGACAATCACAACAACCAATACAAGCTTATGTTGTAGCAAACGATGTAACAACTGCTCAAAGTATGGATAGAAATATAATTGACGATGCAAGTATAGGAGGTTAAAAATATAAAATAACACTAAAAAAATATTATATAATTATGAAAATAATAGAACTTATTTTAGATGATGACGAAGCAATAGGAGTAGAAGCTATTTCTGTTGTTGAGAATCCAGCAATTGAATCTGATTTTGTTGCACTTAATAAACAAGAAATTAAACTTGCTGAAATAGACAAAGAGAAGCGTTTGTTAATGGGTGCTTTACTTATACCAAAGAAACCTATTTACAGAAAGTCTGGAGAAGATGAGTACTATATTTTCTTTTCTGAAAAGACTGTTGAGAAAGCATCTCAAATGTATTTGATGAATGGCAATCAATCTAATTCAACATTAGAACACAATTCAGAACTACAAGGCTTAACACTTGTTGAATCTTGGATAGTTGAAGATAAACAAAAAGATAAAAGTGCTTTATATAATTTAGATGTACCAGTTGGTACTTGGATGGGTAGTGTTAAAGTAAACAACGATGAAGTTTGGAATGACTATGTAAAGACTGGTAAAGTAAAAGGTTTTTCAATAGAAGGTTATTTTGCTGACAAGATGGAAAGACCAAACGAAGAACTAAAAGAACAATTAGCATCATATACAGACTATCCACAAGGAGCAACAAACAATGCAAAAAGAGCATTAGCTTGGGTAGAGAAAAATGGATGGGGAAGTTGTGGAGAAGCAACTGGAAAGAACAGAGCAAATCAACTTGCAAAAGGAGAGCCAATAAGCAGAGATACAATTGCTAGAATGGCATCATTTAAAAGACATCAACAACATAAAGATGTGCCTTATTCTGAAGGATGTGGTGGTCTTATGTGGGATGCTTGGGGTGGTACTGCTGGTGTTAATTGGGCATCAAGAAAACTTGACGAGTTAGAGCAATTAGAAGAACTTAAAAAACTATTATCATAATGAGAGCAGTATATTGTAAATGTAAAAATACTTATTCGATAGATTGCAAGAATAAAAATGATAAAAATTGCAAGACACCAGAGTATTGGAAACAAGGTATTGGTAGAATAAGTGCATCAGAAGAAGAAGAATAGAGTTGAAAATACAAAATATTAACTAAATTTTATTATATAAATATGAACACAAAAGACACACTTAACAAGGTTAGAGCAGTACTTGGTATTGAAGTAAAGCTAGAACAAATGAAACTTGAGAATGGTGCTATCTTGGAAGCTGAAAAATTTGAAGCTGGTGCAGAAATCTTTGTTGTTGCAGATGAAGAAAGAGTTGCAATGCCAGTTGGAGAATACGAAACTGAAGATGGTATGATGATTATAGTTTCTGAAGAAGGTATCATTGCTGAAATCAAAGAAGCTGAAGCTAAAGAAGAAGAAGCAGTTGAAGAAGCAGTTGAAGAAACAGAAGCAGAAGAAGTTGTTGAAGAAGAATTAGCAACAGAAAATGCATCTCCAAAGAAAATAGTTAAATCAATATCAGAAGAAATGTTTTTCTCTGAAATTGAAAAATTAAGAACTGAAATCAACGAACTAAAATTATCTAAAACAGAAGTTGTTGCAGAAGAAGTAGTTGTTGAATTATCAGAAGAAGTAAAAGAAGAAAAAGTAGAGTTATCTGCTGAAGAAGTTGAAGGTATTTCTCACAATCCAGAGAATGTATCTGACAAAAAAGAATTAAACCTTTATTCTCAAAAAGGGAATAAGAACACATTAAGAAGTAG